GTTGATAGACCACAAGCTATAGGACCTCGGCCCATGGGTCAAGAAATATTTTGGGTGGAAGTACGCCGAGTACCCTTATAGGCATATTCTCCAGAAAAAAAGTAAAAAAGTTTTTACCCATTCAAATATGATGTAATAAACGTACTAAACGTACTATCAAGTAACAAGCTTGTTTGTTTACAACCTTCTAAGTAGCCCATAAAATAGTACACTCTGAGGACGGTAGTACGTTTATCTGGGAAAAAGTCCCTATATAGGAAAGATGGACAATATCTGGTCTTTAGTTTATCTTGTTGGTAGAGCACAATGGGGCAAATGAATGTCGATAGAAGAAACATCAGAAGACGGGGCTGAAAGAGTCCTGACCAACAGGCAGAAAACCTTCGCTCGGTTTATCGTGGAAGGTATTTACTCCAATGCAGAGGCCGCTCGGAAGGCTGGCTTTGCGGAAACCACCGCATCTAAACATGCATCCCTTTTGTTGAATGGTCGAGACTATCCTCACGTCCTCGAGTACATCACAGAAATGCGGGAAGAACGGGAGCGTAGGTATGCTGTCACTACCATTGGGCAGCTTGAACGGTTGCATAAACTATCCCTCGGCGCAGAGGAGAACGGCCAGTTTTCCGCAGCCATCAACGCAGAAAAGATTCGGTCTGCATTGGGTGGTCTGACTGTGGACAGAAGAGAACAGGTCAACAGCATCGACCAGCTTTCGAGAGATGAAATCGTCGGGCGTTTGTCAGACCTACAAAAGAAATATCCTCAAGCTTTTGAGATCGAGGGAACAGCAAAGGATATCACACCACATGAGCAAGGGTCCGGAGGCCAACTTTTGGAACACGTTGAGATCGAATCTACCACCGAAATGCCAAGCGACAAGGATTGAAAACAAGCATGGGGGCGGTGTTCCTGATGTCCACCTTATCTGGGATGGCTTCGCTTGCTGGATAGAACTCAAGGTATCCAAAGGCAATGGGGTAAATCTCTCGGCTCATCAAGTCGCGTGGAATACAGTATATTGGGCTCGAGGCGGTGTGAATTTTATCTTAGTAAAGAGGTCCTCGGAGCGTGACCTACTTTTATTTGATGGAGATCAGAGCCCCCAGCTTGTGCAAACGGGGCTGTCCGGCACCCAAGGGGAGAGATTCGAGAGCTCTGCGGCCTTGTTCGATGGTCTGCGCCCTCGGCTCTTGGCCCGATACTCTGCGGCCCTGCGCTCTGCGGTCTAGTTTATAGCTCTGCGGCCCTGCAGCCCTGCGGGTCTGCGGCCTCGACTATTGGTTCGATTCTGGGCGGGTTTCCCCCGAAAGAAAAGGGCTCGAGGTTTCCCCCGAGCCCTTGCGGCTAGTGCTCTACAATGGCTATTGATTTGCCTTTGCTGGATCCCTTGCATAATTTGCAGGCGGTACACTGGACGCGCCGCCCTGCCTCTTTAGACGCGGGGCATAGGGCCTCGTTTGCCTTGTCTAATTCTCCAAGGTCCGCGATTACGCGAAACGTGCGCCGCCCTGCCTTCCAATGGGCGATTGCTTGCGCCTTGTTGTCCGCGCTTTGCATGGCAATTTCTGGATTCCATCCGCTTGAATGTGTGTAGGCTGTGAATGTGTCCGCCTCCGCAAGTAATTGCGTCCAAACAAAATCAGGCACCGCGCTTGGATCCCCATACGTGCCAACCCTTACAAAGCGGCCGCGCCCTAGTGTCCGCCGCGCCTCGTTTGTGTTTGCCATTGGGTACACTCCGCGCTGGTTTGCTTTCCAAACGATCAGGACGCCTTGCCCTAGGTTAACGTAGCAGCGCCGCGCCTTGGCTTGCTTGCGCTTTGGGTCGTCGTTTACTTCCCCGCGCATAGGACAGTCGCCGCAAATGCTAACATCCGCGCCCGTCTTACTTGCTTCCAATGGATTAATTCCATCATCGCACAAGATGTAAGTCTGGACCACCGCGCCCGTTTTTGTGTTGCGATTGGACCATGTGGCAATCGCGATTATAGGCTTGCCATCCAATAGGCTTGGCCCTTTGTATATGACTCCGCTTTTCATCAGTCTAAATCCTCTTAGTTGAAAGTTAACTGTTACATAATAGCAGGACACAAGCGGCGCACAAGTCTTTTTTCAAAAGATAAATCTCTGCGGCCTTGTTGCTCTGCGGCCCTGCGGCCCCGTCTTATTCTTTATATTGTATCGATCGCCAGCGCAGCAGCAGCGCGGGGGCTCGGATGTAGTAAGGGGCCCCGCAGGGCCCCCGTTCTTATGTCTCGTTCATCATGTTCTCGAACGTTCGGTGCGCCTCGATCGCCGCCTCTCGTTTGACGGTCTTTAGGCTGGTCAATATACCTTTGGCTCGATGGTCCGGATCCTCGATCTTGGTTATGATCTCGATCAGACGTTGAACTTCATCAATCTCGATCACAAGCGTGACGGTCATAGATGTTTCGTTTACATATGATTTACGCATGGTTCGTTTCCTTTAGTTGAATGCCTTGATTGGCAAGATCAGAATATCAAAAGACTTGGCCCAGGTCAACAAGTTAAACACAAGTCGGAGCCCTGCGGCCTTGTTGCGCGGCCCTGCGGCCCCGTCTCTGCGGCCTGCGGCCCCGTTGCCCTGCGGCCTGCAGCCAAGCGGAAAGCCCTGGCGCGGAGACGATATATATCGGAGCGCCTGGGCGGAGGTTCAGCTGCGATCTATGAACGGTACCTCTTGCACATAGTACTCGGTGTCTCGATCATTGTTTTGATCATGCTCTTGCAGGTCAGCCGCTGCCTGCACCGCATTGGGTTCATATAAATATGTGCCTAAGCGGCTGTCATGGTGCTGCCCCTTTTTAGAGTATATGGGGCGCATGAATACGCCCCATGTCCCATAGTGTTTTTTGTTTACCTCGATCATTAGTCGTTCCTTCCTTGGTTGAAATTACATAGGACGCCCAGCCTTGGATAAGGCTGGACACCAATATAATTATACCGAGTATTCGTCGCGCCATTCCGGATCAGCATCGACCAGCTGGCCCATCTGTTTGATCTCTCGAGCATAGGTGTCACCCATCTCGTATGATCCATCATGCATCATGGGCGATGTAGCGGCAACAAACCACCGAGCATACGGGTCTTTAGCCTCCGCTGCTGAGTGCTTATAGGTTTTGAGAACCTTCCATACCCATCCCTGATTGTTGGCATACGTTGCGTATGGCGCATCTTCCGAGCGGGTTTTTCCGAATGTAGTTCTTGGCATGTTAGCCTCCGTTTAATTGAAAGTTTATAGTGCCCCGATCATAGCAGACTGTGACCAGAGCACAAGTTTTTAGTCCAGATCGTCAACAAGACGATCGGTTGTCTTGAGCATATTTATCAATACATCGCGGTCTTCCGGTGGTGCTTTGCGATATGCCGCGTATGCCGCTTCGTTAAGTAGGGACAAAAGAGTGCGATATGTATTAGTCCCATCGATATCTGTAAAGCTTTTGATGTTGTCGTTCATTGTATTCCCTTTAGTTGAATGATGGGAAAGTCCATCTCGATCGCCCCCGCTCGGGGGGCGATGCAGATGAGCTCTAGCCGATCCAAGTAAACTTATTGACCTTGGACTCTTTTGCGTACCGCTGCCAAACTGTGGGGCGGTTCTCTTTCCACCATGTGAGGTTCGGGGCCAGTGTCCGGACGGTCACAACATATTCGGCAAATCCGGTCTCGACGGCCTCGGAGCGAAGCGCGGCCTTTTGAGCGTTAAGCTTGGTGATCTTTGCCTCGATCTTTTCGATTTGATCTTTGATATTCATGGTTGAACTTCCTTAGTTGAATGGTCGCTTGATTGCTTCCATAAATTCTTTATGGGCCCAACAATTGAGATAGTCAACAGGTACAATACAATTAATTGCATGCCATGCCATTTTATTTCGCACCGGATCGCACCGGATCGCACCGGATCGCAGGCAATCTATGCCGCGATGCAGCGACCATGCTGCAGCGCAGCGCCAGGATTGGGGGTAACTGCGCCGGATCGCGCTCGATATCGCACCGGATCGCGACCCCCACCCCCCATATT